AGTAACAGGAACCAAGAAACTGATTGATGAGGGACACCTTGCTACTCTTGATATTCAATGTCTTGTTCTTAAGTATAAACCCAAGAAGTTTGACACCTATGAAGATGAGATTCAATTCCTTATCAGTCATGAAAAAAGAAACAACTTTATCAAGAATCTAGCAATTGATCTGAATGGTAATACTTTGATTCTATTCAGTCGTGTAGAAGCACATGGTAAGGTTCTTTACGAACTGATAAATAAAAATGTTAGTGAAGGAAGAAAAGTATTCTTTGTTCACGGCGGTGTAGATGCTGAAGACCGTGAGTTAGTAAGGGAGATTACAGAACAACAAAAAGATGCAATCATTGTCGCATCTTACGGTACATTCAGTACAGGCATCAATATTAAAAATCTTCATAATGTAATCTTTGCCTCTCCATCCAAATCTCGCATTCGTAACCTGCAGAGTATTGGTAGAGTCCTTCGCAAAGGCAAAGATAAAGTAAGTGCCAAACTCTATGATATTGCTGATGATCTAACAATCGGATCAAGAAAGAATTATACACTCAACCATTTCATTGAAAGAGTTAAGATTTACGTTCAAGAAGAATTCAATTATGACATCGTATCAATTGACATCAAAGACTAGAAAAGGAGAACCGTATGATAGAAGACGACTTCTACGCAACAATTAAACTTAAATGTGGTGATGAGATCTTCTGTAAGGTAGCAGCATCAGAAGAAGATGGAAGAACTATGCTATTGGTATCTAATCCAATTGTAGTATCAGAGATTAAAGTTAGAGGGAACGTACAAGGATATAACTTTGAACCCTGGTTAAAGACAACTAAAGAAGATATGTTCATCTTGAATCTAGAAGATGTCTTAACGATGTCTGAATCAGAGGACATAGAAATGATTCTGTATTATCAAGATTACACTCGTAAAGCAAACAGAGGAAACTTTGCTAAACTAGATAGAAAGATGGGATATCTATCCTCTGTCCATGAGGCCAAGGAAGTTCTAGAGAAACTCTATAATAATAGCTAGAGCTGATCCTTGAAAAGCAACAAACTTAGTCTAAAGGGTAAATAGGATCTTGTCAAGTACCCTTCAATCTGTTATAATAAGTGAAACGGATTTGAACACATTATGGTTGTTAACACTGCTTATGGGGTTATGCCAAGACCGAAGAAATCAGAACATTACGTTAATAACAAGGACTTCCTTGCTGCTCTGGAACTTTACTTCGCACAGGTGGAGAGGGCAAAACTTAATGATCAACCTAAACCACCAATCCCCAGATATATCGGTGAGTGCTTCCTGAAGATTGCCAATCACTTGTCGTATAAACCAAACTTTGTCAACTACATGTTCAAAGATGACATGATTTGTGATGGCATTGAGAACTGTGTAAGATACGTCCATAACTTCAATCCAGAGAAGTCAAAGAATCCCTTCGCATACTTTACTCAAATCATCTACTATGCTTTCTTAAGACGCATTCAGCAAGAGAAGAAGCAGTTGGAGATCAAGAATAAGATACTTGAGAAGACAGATTTTGACGAGGTGTTTGACGCAAATGATATTGACTCCAACAATTATAGCGAGTACAATTCCATCAAGGATGCTGTCCACTCCAAACTTCGTAACTGATGCTCGTAGCGATTATCACTGATACTCATTATGGTGCTCGTAAAGGATCTAAACTCTTTCACGATTACTTTGAAAAGTTTTATAATGAGATATTCTTCCCAACCCTAGACAAGATGGGCATCACTCATGTTATTCACATGGGTGATGCTTTTGATAGCAGAAAAGGTATCGAGTTCAAATCCCTAGACTGGTCGAAGAGAGTTGTGTTTGAACCTCTAAAACAAAGAGGTATCACGATGGATCTTATGGTCGGTAATCACGATGCCTACTACAAGAATACTAATGAGATCAATGCTATTGAACTTCTTCTAAAAGAATATGATAATATTACCACCTATGTTGAATCGACAGAGGTTACAGTTGGTGGTTTGAATATACTTTACATACCATGGATTTGTGAGCAAAATGAAAAGAGTACTATTGAATCTATTAAAACTTCAACTAGCAAGTGTGCGATGGGGCACCTTGAGTTGCAGGGATTTAAAGCTCATAGAGGATGCATCATGGAGCATGGTATGGAAAGCGAACTATATCAGAAGTTCGACAAAGTATTTTCGGGTCATTACCATACAAGATCAGATAACGGAACGGTCTTCTACCTAGGTAATCCCTATGAGATGTTTTGGAATGATGTAAACGATGTTCGTGGTTTTCATCTCTTTGATACAGAGACGATGAAACATACCCCCGTCAATAATCCGTTCACTCTGTTTAAGATCATCTATTACGAAGATACTGATCATCAACTGTTTGATACTAGAGAATACGAAGGTAAAATCGTTAAGATCATTGTTCGTAAGAAAACTGATAGTGTTCAGTTTGAGAAGTTCATTGACAAGTTGTACTCTTCAAACGTTGCTGATCTAAAGATTGTTGAAAACTTTGTACTCAATGATGATGCTGTTGGCACTGATGGTTTAGAAACAGAAGACACACTCTCTATCCTTGATAGATATATTGAAGAGGCAGAAATTAGTCTGGACAAGTCTAAGGTCAAGAACTTCATGAGGTCAACCTATCAAGAGGCGTGTGAATTGATTTTCTGATGTTTATACTAACAATCGCTGGCAAAGAAAAAGAAGGAGCATATTCAGTCGTAGATGATGAAGGGGAACAGGTTCTCTACATCTTTGATGACGAAGATGACGCCATGCGATATGCGATGCATCTGGAAGAACTTGACTATCCAGAGATGCATGTGCTAGAAGTGGATGATGAAGTGATGATCAAGACGTGCGAACTTCATGATCATCGCTATACTGTAATTACTAAAAATGACATTGTGATTCCCCCTGATAACGCGAATGATTACCTTTAAGACTATCTCTTGGAAAAACTTTCTATCAACCGGGAATCAACCGACCACCGTTCAACTCGATAGTAAATCTACATCTTTAATCATAGGATCTAATGGTGCTGGTAAGTCAACCATTCTAGATGCCCTCACGTTTTCGTTGTATGGCAAGTCCTTTCGTAAGATTAACAAAGGACAACTGGTCAATAGTGTCAATGAAAAGAACTGTCATGTAGATATTGTATTTGATATTAATGGTATTGAATGGAAGGTATCAAGAGGAATCAAACCCAATATCTTTAAGATCTATCGTAATGATGAAGAACTGAATCAGAACTCTTCTGCTATTGACCAGCAGAAATGGTTGGAACAGAATGTCTTGAAGATGAACTACAAGTCTTTCACACAGATTGTTATCCTGGGCAGTAGCACTTTCGTTCCCTTCATGCAACTTCCAGTGTCAAGTCGTAGAGAAGTTGTGGAGGATCTGTTGGATATTAAGATCTTCTCCTCAATGAATGATATTGTCAAAGGAAAGATTAGACTCTTGAAGGATGAGATCAAAACTCTTGAACTCAAGAAAGAATCTCTGAAGGATAAAGTTGATATGCAGAGAGGGTTTATCAAGAAGATTGAGAGTCAAAGTAAGAAAGATGTAGATGAAAAGAGGACACAAATCACTAGTCTGAATACAACAATTCAGCAACGCTATGAATCAAGTATGGCACTTGAAAATAGTATGATTGAGAAGAAAGCAGAGATGGATAAGTACACCGATGCCTCAAAGCGTCTGCGTGAGTATGGTGGGATCAAAGGAAAACTATCACAGCGTATCAATACCATAGTTAAGGAGCATAAGTTCTTTAATGAAAATACGGTATGCCCTACCTGCGAACAGACTATTGAGGAGTCATTCCGTGTAAATAGAATTACGGACTCACAAAATAAAGCAGAAGAGTTGCGGAAGGGGTATGAAGAACTCCAACAGGCAATTAAAGACGAAGAGATGAGGGAGTCCGCTTTTTCCCAACTATCAGAAGAGGTAAGTTCCTTCCTTAATGGCATTTCTACTAACAATACTGAAATCACTGGATTCCAACGACAGATCAGTAGATTGGAATCAGAAATTCAAACTATTACCACAGAAATCGAAAATCAAAGTATTGAACATGAGAAGTTAGCAGAACTGAACGAAACTCTTCAAACAACCTACGATAATCTCGCTGAAAGAAAAGACAAGGTATCCTATCAGGATTTCATCTACAACCTCCTCAAAGATGGTGGAGTCAAGGCAAAGATTATCAATAAGTATCTACCACTCATCAATCAGCAGGTCAATCGCTATCTGCAGATGATGGATTTCTATATCAATTTCAAGTTGGATGAAGAGTTCAACGAGACTATTGAAACTCCTATTCATGAAGACTTTACTTATTCTTCTTTCTCTGAAGGAGAGAAGATGAGAGTTGACTTGTCTTTGCTTTTTACTTGGAGAGAGATTGCTAGACTCAAGAACTCTGTCAATACTAACCTATTGATTATGGATGAAGTATTTGATTCGTCTCTTGATGGATTTGGTACAGAGGAGTTCCTTAAGATTATTCGTTTTGTAATCAAGGACGCCAATATCTTTGTCATCTCCCACAAAACTGGTCTTGAAGATAAGTTTGATGAGGTGTTGAGGTTTGAAAAGATTAAGGGATTTAGCAGAATGTTAAGTTAGATGTAATTGTAGCAATATGTCATGAATTTAACATAAGTTGTATAGATAGTAGGTGAATTGGAGGTTATCATGCATAATCTTGTTTCTCACAATGAACTAGCATCTTGGAAGTGGGACGAAAAGGTATCGGTTGATCAAAAATACAACCAAGTGTCCGAATACTTTCAGTGCATTTCAGAATGTGATATAGTCGATAATGACGCCAGGAGGTTCTGCAGACACATCCTTACTGAAGAATAAAGAGTAGAAAGTCCATTACCGGAGCCAATACCACCAAAGTCCCTCGTACCTACTAGGTGCGGGGGATTGGTTATTGTGACAGTTTTTAAACTGGTCGGACCCATCTCAAAACTGCTCTGGGTGCTGTATGATATTCACATACCAAGCAAAGCACGATGACTGTCAACTACGAAATCAAGTCACAACTCGCTCGCCTGCTTGCCACAGAGGACCTGGTGGTTGAGAACCGCAATGTCTCCACAGCACAGTTTAATGTGGAGACCCGTGTGTTGACGCTACCGATGTGGAAGCGAGCAAGTGAGAACGTATATGACATGCTGGTGGGTCATGAGGTTGGTCATGCCCTTTACACACCTAATGAGTGGGACTGGGAGAAACGCATTCCTCATCAGTTTGTGAATGTGGTGGAAGACGCTCGTATTGAGAAACTGATGAAGCGTCGGTATCCTGGTCTGTCTAAAAGTTTTTACAAAGGATATAGTGAATTGGCAGAGGATGACTTCTTCTGTCTGGAAGGTTCTGATGTCAGCGATATGAATCTTGCTGACCGTGCCAATCTGTATTACAAGATTGGTAACTTCATTGACATTCCCTTCAGTCCTGATGAGATGTCTATTGTCAAGATGATGGCAGAGACAGAGACTTTTGCTGATGCTCTGATGGTGGCAGAAGAGTTGTATCGTTTTTGTAAGGATGCTCAAAAGCGTGAGACTCCTGCCGGTGATCTTCCTGAACAGAACACCAACACTGATCAGCAAGGCACTCCTAATGATTCAGTTGAACAAGAGAGTGGTGATCAAGGTGGTGGTGAGGATGAAGGCAGCAGTGAACTTGGGGAAGAAGAAACTCAAGGTGGAATGACAGATCCTCAATCAGAGGAACCAAAGGTAACCACTGATGAAATGTTTGAGGAGGGTGCTGAAGAGTTCAACGGTAACCTAGACAAGAATGAACAAGACCCCATCTATTGTGAGGTTCCTAAAGTCAAACTTGAGCACTTTATTATTTCTAATGCTGATGTTCATCAGAAAATCAATGAGTATTGGCAATCTGGTCTGAATCCTCAACCTGTGCTTGACCGTTGGACACAGGAGTATGTGACACCTGACCCATATGATTTTGGATTTGCTGACAGTGAGTTTGACAAATTCAAGAAGTCTGCTCAAAAAGAAGTCAACTACATGGTGAAAGAGTTTGAGTGTAAGAAATCTGCTGATGCTTAT